AGAAGCTTTACTAGCCGGGTTTCGGATCAATGCCACCTACAAGGCACAGATCAAGGATGAGATCACCAAGTTGTACAAAGACGATGGGTCTGAGAACGACAAGGTGAGGATTTTCACTTGTGCTCCTATTGTGCTTCAAATCTTGCTGCGAATGTATTTTCTTCCAGTGGCAGCTCTACTATCAACTTTCCCGTTGGTGTCTGAGTGTGCTGTTGGAATTAATGCTTCCGGGCCGGACTTTGACGAGCTTATTCGTCATTTAGCCCCCAGCAAGGACACGAAGCTCATTGCCGGAGATTTCTCTAAGTTTGACATTGGAATCTCTGCTGATGCAATGGGAGCCGCTTTCCAGGTTATGGTGAACCTGGCTGAGCGCTGTCTTGATTACAGCAAGGAGGATCTTCGTATGATGTCCATGTTGGCAAATGAAGTGATGAACCCAGTGGTTGCGTACCATGGGGCATTGCTGCAGTTATCTGGTTCTAATCCTTCGGGACAGAACATGACTGTTTATGTCAACAGCCTTGTGAACAGCTTGTATCATCGATGCGTGTACAGACGTATATGTGGCGCATCAAACCAACGATTCAGTGACGTGTACCGCCTGACTACGTATGGAGATGATAGCTTGGGTGCCCCAATGCCCGAGATTCAAGATAAGATGACCTTTAACACCATTAAGGCAGCTTTTGAAGAAGTTGATATCAAGTACACCCCGGCAGACAAATCGGAGAACGCGCCCGATTTTGTTTCTCTTGAAGAGGTGGACTTTCTCAAGCGCAAACCAGTTTTCAACAAAGAGTTGGAGATGTGGATGGGAGCGCTTGACATTAAGTCCATTGTCAAATCCCTGCATTGCAGTGCCAGTTCTACTCTGCCACCCGATGCGGCGGCGATTGTGAATTTGGACAATTCCATCAGAGAAATGTTCAATCACGGTCGCGAGTCGTATGAGGATTGGCGGAAGAAAGTGGGCCTGATTGCAGATGATCATAACCTGCGCTACGACTTGTCGTTGCTGGGATATGATTTCGATGCGTACCTTGAGCGTTATAAAGCTCGGTACCTTCGAGACCAACTTTAGTCGGTTATTTAGACAATGCACGGGGGGTTTTACCAACTCTCCCTCCGTGTAGATGACAATGCCGCAATTTTGAAAAGAAGAGGACTCACGTGCATTTTTGATGCAACAGCACGTGTTTTAATATATGTATCACCCAAAGTTTTGATGATTTACAAATGATAAAGTGGGCTCTGCACGACAACCCACTGGTGAAGAAGCAATACCTCCTCGTTCTCGAGGAAGTAACCCAGCTTCGTATGGAATTACGCCAATTAAAAGGTCGAGCGGACCGCATCGATAAGATGTTTGGCAAATTGGAACTCCTACTAGGGGAGGATAAACCCCTGGAATCCCACTCTGAGCCCGCGGTGGCGTCCGAAGGTGAAACCGGACAACACCAGATCACTTCTTTTACAGATTTAGATCCAGGGTACGGAGTGACCATTAAGGGTAGCAAGGATGCTACATTCGACACAGTTCAAGTCGAAGATTCAGGTTTGGCCTCGTTTCTTGCGAGACCAACAAGGATTTACGAAACGACCTGGGACAACACTACTAGTCCAGCTGTCAATGATACTTTCAACCCATGGAAGTTATTCTTTGAGAATCCGACAATAGCAGACAAAATTCGTTTCTATAACAATTTGTCTTGTAAGCTTCACGTCAAGTTTGTTATCAATGGTAACTCGTTTTTGTATGGACGGGTGATGGTCTCGTATGAACCATTAGCCACGTCTAACCAGATACCGTTGAGCAACTTTTTATTCTCAGATTTCATCCTTCGCTCCCAGCGCCCAAAACTCTTGTTAAACCCTACTACTAATGAGGGTGGAACAATGGACCTACCATTTATGTTCCCGAAGAATTACATGAGCATCCCCAATTCCGAATGGGATGATATGGGCGAAATTTCGTTGTCGGATTTGAATCCGTTGGAACACGCTTCAGGATTAGCTGGTGCAGCCAGCATCACTGTATATGCGTGGGCCTCGGATATCGTTCTGACGACCCCAACTGCACTTGACTCGCAGTCTAAACAAATGTCATCCGGAAAGAAGAAGAAGACCATGTCCACGAGCAAGTCTTCCAAATCAGATGAATATGGTATGGGAATCATTAGCAAGCCTGCTTCAGCTATTGCTGCTGGAGCTGGTTGGCTTTCGAATCTCCCTGCCATAGGCCCCTACGCGCGGGCCACTCAGATGGTTGCTTCCGGAGTAGGGCAAGCAGCGTCACTGTTTGGTTATTCACGCCCTCCCGTCATCGAGGGTCCGTGTACTACTAAATTGATGTCATCGTCACCATTCGCTAATACCGATAGACATGACACAGTGATGAAGCTGTCCTTGGATTCCAAGCAAGAGATGACCATTGATCCACGTGTCGCCGGCGCAGACGGCGAAGATCATATGGGCATTTACGAGCTTATCCAAAAAGAATCACTACTAACGCAGTTTAATTGGGAACTTCCCAAGGAGGCCGGTGGTAATATCGTAGGTGATCAGTTGTTCGCAACTAATATCACCCCATCGATGAGTACCACTTTGAATAGCGGGAACACCTTATTTATGACACCCATGGCGTGGATGTCTCAGATGTTTCAGTTTTGGCACGGCCCCATAAAATTGCGATTTCAAGTAGTGGCCAGTAATTTCCATAAAGGACGTTTGTTACTAACATACGATCCTAACAACTTCACTGAAACAACCGAAAACAAGGTATATTCAGAGGTCGTAGATATCGCAGAAACGACCGATTTCGAAGTTGAGATTGGATGGGGAAATTCCGCCCCCTGGCTTAATATAGGAACTGTGGGCCAACCCTTGGGCTCACTATTTGAGGAGTTTGTTAACGACGATACCCCCCTGCCGTTTTCCTCTGGCAGGTCTAACGGCCAATTGGTCGTGACGGTACTCAATGAGTTGACTACTCCGGGAGATGAATCTACTGCTCCAGGCATTTCTGTGAATGTTTGGGTTTCAGCAGGAGATTCTATGAAGTTTGCCGTCCCTATCGGCACTAGGATTCAGGACTTGAGCATTATGCAGTTCGAGTCGCAATCGCTTCTAATCTCCCACTCCGACGCAGGAGTGGATGCAAAGACTGACAAGTCCTCCATGGAAAATAAACCAGGAGAGACGATGACATTGGTCGTCAATGCAGAAGCAAATACAGATCACACGATGGAAGTGTTTTTCGGTGAA